CCAATGATAGTCAAGTTAAACTTCTTCAGGAACTTCAGATTAGATGTATTACCAAAGTCCATAGGGTTACTGAAGTAGCGCATCTCGTATTTGTTAGCACCGTCCATGTAGCCTGTGTACTTAACAATGCCTGAAGAGATGCCTATGTATATATCACCACCCTCCAACACAGCAAACGACAGAGGATACATACCAGACCACGTAGTAGCTCTGTGTGAGCCATCCTCTAGCTGCCTACGCATATCAAAACAGTACACAGTGTTGCTGTCAGGCAGTGTTAACAGGTAGAACGCTTCTTCTGAACTGTACAGTGACTTGATGGGGTTAGTCTGTAGCTGTACTAAGTTTATTAAGTCAGTGCGTACATTCTTACTGATGTCACGCATAGGCATGGACTTCTCTTGTATAGTCCTGCCAAAGCTACGTACACCTGTTTCAGACAAGAAGATGATGTCAGTGCCTGTGTGCTGTACTGAGTCACGAGCTATGCAGCCAACGCCTTCTATGGTGTCTGTAAGCGTCATAGAGGCAGGAGAGGAGGCTCCTGAGTACACCAGTATAGACTTCTTGCCAAATATGATTAGGAAGCCATTGTGAGCCGCTAAAGCCGTTATCTCGTCAAAGCCTGTAGGCCACACCAGAGTAACGTCTAACGAGCCTGACGTACCACCTGTCCAGTGATGTCCGTTAAGTGTATCAGACCAGTAGACAGTGTGCTTGTTACCTGTAATGTCTGCTGCCCAGAGACGACCGTATGCTGCTAAGACTTCGTTAGCCTCTGGCGGTGTACCTGTCGCGTGACTGTGTGCTGAGTGTTCTTCCAGTACAAACGAACCATCGTGGTCTGTGCCTATCACGTACTCATGGTCTCTTTGAAATAAGTAGACATGATTGTTTAGTGTCACAGCTTTCCAGTTATTAGCTGTAGGCGTGTACCCTGTTGGTGTAGCATCCGTTAACGTGGTAACGCCTGTAAAGATTTTATTGTTACCTGCTGACAGTATCACTTTATCGCCAGAGTTATCAATGTACTCGTATACAGTCTCTATACCGCGGCTAGTACCTAGTACAGAAGAGCCGTTAGTAGACACCTCTACCCAGCCCTTACGTGCACCAATACGGCCTAGCTGATCAATAACACAGTTGTCTGCAACAGCAGCAAACGAAGGATCAACACCAATAGGTGAGTCCTGTGTGTTTAGACCAAAAAAGCCTGGAGCAGCTACTGTAATGTTCTGTAGTTGTTGTGCCATTAAGAATACCAGATAGTTTCTTCAGGATGTTGTGACGCATCTATAGCAATAGCATCAGACAATGTTCTGTCAGCCAGAGCAAACAACTCTGCTGCACTTGTACCGCCAGTCTCTCCACGCTCTCTAGCACCCAGTGCTGTAGCAATCTGCACTACAGGTGACGAAGGTACTGCCAGAGTCTCTGTGTCTTCTGTGAAGTCTGCTGTACGTAGCACCACGTTAAACCTTAATTGATACACACCGTCAGGCTTAGGGTAGATGTCCACAGCGTTGTCACCAGCAGCGTTAACACCGTTGAAGCTGTAAAACTGTGGAGAACCTAGAGGCGGTGTCTCAATCAAGAAAGCGTTGTCCATCCAGCGAGAAGGACGGTACTGCATGAAGAAGTCTGAGGTGTCGTTAATAACGTCCAGCAGCTTCATCCTGTTCTGTGAACCAGTCAACACATAGTTAAAGGTTGTGTCGTCTGTGGTTACAGTCAATGTAGTACGTAGGGCTGTCCAGTCGTAGGAGTCTTCTACAGAGCGTTTAGCGTCATTAACAAACTCTCCAATAAGTTTAGAGTAGCTGTTCTGAGAAACTGATGTTACTTCATCTTCTCTGAGTCTACGCAATACGCTGTTTACGAGTTGTAAGTATGTCATTACAATGAAACCTTCTGTGAGTCTAGCCACTGCTGTAGCATTTCTTCTTGAGTTAATTGTCGTGGTGGTAAGTTAATCTGTAAACCACTATCGTTTGTCAGCATACGAGGCTGTGTAAACTGTTCTAAAGGCCGCTGCTGCTCATACTGGTAGGGCATAAGCTCTGGTGTAGGAAGCAGGCTAAAGGGCACTAGCTCTTGTGTAGAGCCTACTTGTGTTTCTAGCTTCAGCATGTCACCAAAGAGAGAGTCTGTGGTGCGTGTGGCGTTACCAGCTCCTACGCCTGTGCCTATGCCGCTGCCTGATCCTCTTCCAGAACCGTTACCGTTACCATCTCCGTCACCAGTGCCATCTCCAGTACCGTCTCCAGTGCCTTCCCCTGTACCAGTGCCATCTCCAGTGCCAGTGCCATCTCCTGTACCAGTACCGTCTCCTGTAGTACCAGCAGTACCTGTAGTGCCTGTAGTGCCTGTAGTTCCAGCAGTATCTGTAGTTCCTGTAGTGCCGTCTACAGGTGTAGTATCAGACGGGATTCCTGAAGTAGTGTCAGTAGCGGGAGTTGTTCCTGTTGGTGTAGTAGTGGTTGTAGTAGTTGTGGTTGTACCAGTATCTACTGTAGTGTCTGTAGGCAAGCCTATAGTATCATCATCCGCTGTTTCTGCAAAAATATCTAAGGAGTATAACGGATCAGTACCTTCTTCCTCCTCTCCTGTTTCTGTAGCTTCGGCAGCCTCTTCAGTAGAAGTTGTTTCTGTTGTTGCTGGGCCGTAAACATCATCAGCAGGTACATTCCTTCGTAGTTCGTCTACAAAGATACCACCCATGCGTATGTAATCTTCTAACATACCTTCGCGAACATCAGCGTCTGTCTCTGCTAAAACTGCTTCATACACTTGTCTAAATATTGGGTTTTGTTCTGGAGTGCCTTCGCCTTCCGCAGATACTCCTGCTCCTGCTGAGCCTGAAGCTGCACCACCACCTCCTGCTCCGCCGCCTGCTTCGGATTCGTCTTCAGTAGGTAGCTTTACGTCTACTTCAGGAGGATCAGCAGTAATAACTACTTCTTCAAACTCTGGGTCTACTTCTTCCTCTACTCTAGTAGTCTCTGGTTCACGGCCTGTAACATCTACTTCTTTTCCGTCACCATCAGTAACAGTAACTTCAGTCTGTCTTTTAGCTTCAGCTTCAGCGGCTAACCTGTCTGCTTCAGCTTGCTCTGCTGCTACACGTTCTGCCTCTCTGCGTTTAGCCTCTGCTGCCGCTGCTGCTTGTCTTTCTGCTTCAGCTTGTGCAGCTCTCTCAGCAGCTATTCTTTGTTCTTCAGCTATTCTAGCAGCCTCTGCTTGCTCGTCAGCTATCTGCTGTTGACGTTGGCGTTCTGCTTCAGCTTCTTTAGCAAGCCTCTCTTGTTCCAGTGCCGCTGCTGCGTCAGCTTCTTCTTGTGCTGCTCTTTCTGCTGCTATACGATCTCTCTCAGCTTGCTCTGCTGCTGCCTGTGCTGCTGCTCTAGCGGCCTCTGCTGCTGCTTGCTCTTCTGCTCTACGTCTAGCTTCTTCTTCTTGAGCAAGTCTAGCAGCTTCTATTGCAGCTAGTTGAGCTTGTCTTTGTGAGTCTTCTTCTACTTGCTCCTCAGCTACGCCTACAGAACCTGCCCCAATAGAAACTATATCACCTACTTCAGCCATCTCTGCTAATGTTCTAGGAGCTGTAGTACCAGTAATGGGGGAACCGCTTGATGCTGTAAAACCGCCTGAACCAGGCTGTCCTGCTATGTTGACACCAGACAATGCTACGTTTATAAAGTCACTAGCGTCAGCATCTCCTGATATAATATTAGTAGCTGATATAAAGCCTTCAGAAAGACCACCAGTAGCTACGCCAAGAGCAGCTCTTAGATAGGGGTTGATACCTGCAAAGACACTCTCAGAAGGCGTGTAAACAGTAGAGTAAGTACCCGCTGGGCCATAAGACTGATAAGACCCTGATGCGCTATAGTCATCACCCAGTGTCTGTGCTAAAGCGTTCTCACCTACGCCTGTTGTGAAGTACAGAGTTTGTCCATCTACTTCTATAGAGGGCGGTATGTCGTTCTCTTTAAGATACTCAGCTATTCTATCAGCAGCAGCTTGACCAGCTACAGAGCTAGGGCCACTAAAACCTGCTCTAGCAAAGTCACCTGGATCGTAGTTGTTGTAGTTATAAACAGAAGCAGTCTGTGCTTGTTGCTGTTGTACTTCCTCTAACAAAGCATTGTAGTGCGACAGTGCTTCGTCAGGAGTTTCATAAGTAGGAGCAGAGCCATAGTCTTGAGAGCTTATTGTCTGAGTATAAACAGTAGGAGTGTAACCCAGCTCTTCTGCCTCTTGTTCAGGTTCTACAGCTTCTGGCTCAAACGCAGCTAAGGCATTAGAAAGCTCAGTATCTGCTGCAAAGTCTGAGAACACAGGAGGCTGCGCTCTAGGCATGTCAAAGCCTGCTGGCTGTGTAGTAGCAGCAACGGGACGCTTTTCCTCTCTAACAGGAACGCGAGTACGACCAGTTTTTACTTTAACGCCTCTTGCCATTATCGTTCTCTTTGTACGTTCTTAGTCTTTTCTACTGTGCGCATAGCGCCTAGTCCTAACATACCCATTAACACACTAGTAAGCAGTGAGCTGTCAACAGGAGGAACAGTAAACCATATACCCAGAATAGGGGCTAAGATAGTAGAATATAGAAGAGCTAGTCCACATATCCATCCTATAGCAGGTCGCCAACCCGCTACAAACAAACTCTTATGTGCTGCTTCAGTCTTGTTGACTTCTAATTGACCTTTAGCTAATTCCTGTGCATGTTTCTCTGCCATAGTCGCTAACTCAAACGCTATAGCATTTTTCTTGTCTTTATCCTCTATGACTTTATCTAAGAGGCTAGTAACAGGTGCTATCAAGGAACTCAATATAGACATATATTATACACTATTTTTAGTTATTTGTCAAGTGGTTTGTTCTTGCCCAGGATACCCTGCACAGTATCTGACTCGTATATCCTAATACCTAGCCACACAATAGTCAGCAAAGACGCTGTAGGTGGTAACCAAGCCGCTAGTGACATCACCGCTGTAGATGCAGCAGCAACGTCTAGCATGTCTTTAGTAGACTCGTCCATCATCATGATAACGTCCTTGTTTACTGTTTAGCTTTGTTGTTTAAGAAAGCAAACTGCTCTAGGACTTTGTAAGCCTTAGCAACAAACTCGTCATCCTTCGGAGTCTCTGTGTAGTTACACACAATACTGGCTATAGTGACCAGTGAAGTAGCAAGTACATACAAGTCTAATAAGTAGGCCATTACCAAGGCACTCCAGCAGTAATCGCAGGAGCTTTACTGTCTGCAATCTGTGCAGCGATAGAGTCTTCCAGAGCTGTTACTGCTTCTTCGCCCATGCTGTCCTTCACCCAGCCAATAGCCTGAGCTTCTGTGATGTCTGCATAGGCTGTGTAGCCGTCAGCAGAGCTGTCAGGAGTAAAGCCACAAGTGCCATAGCTGCTGCCTGAGTGTGTTACAGCGTCGTCACCAGTGCCTACTACTTCGCTGTCTGAGGCTCGCCAGTGTGCAACAATAACGCCATCGTCTGATGAGTTACGTTCTAGTGTTGAGATTGTCCAAGTTACTGCCATGATTATACTCCTTCTTCCAGAGATGCCTGATAAGCGGCAATAACCGCGTCTGTGTGTACAGCAGCACAGATAGCCTGTACCTCTGTAGATTCGTTGCTGTAGTCCTGTCCTGCGACTACAACGTGCCTGTGATAGCCAGAGGATAGCTCTACGCCGTCCTCTAGTACCTTGG